GGCCAGACGGCGCAGGTAGCTGTGATGCAGCGGCAGCACGGCTTTGACGTCTTTCGGATCGAACTGCACTTTGTTGGTCGCAGGGCGACGGCCAGCGGAAACAGAGCCGGTGTCCTGCTCGAGGTAACGGCCAGTCAGTTCCAGGGTGTCGTAATCCAGACGGTCATACAGGGGGACAAAGGTGGCGTGATCGCGCAGGCTGCTGGCTTCGATGGTCAGATCAGCCAGTTCTTGACGCTGCTCAGGGTTGAGGCTGGCAACAACGTCAGAAGCGACAAGGGCTTTGTTCTGAAGCTGTGTTTCAAGCTCCATGAGGCGTTTTTCAATAGACATATTTTCCATAAAATAATCCTTCCTTAATAGGCTGATTTTGCGATTTGCTCGAACACGGAACCAGACCAGACGCTTTTACGCTGTGACTGGGGGGCATGGGAAGCGCCGCGCTCGGCATGACCGGCAGGGCGGGTATTTAACATTTTCTCAAGCATTTTGGCCTGTTCGGCCTGTGCTTTGCCGATCTGAAGCATGAGAGATTTAAGCTCGTCCACTTCTTCAGATTTCTTGGGTTTGCAGGCCATATCTTCTTCGGGAGTAGGCTCAGGCATTTCTGCGGGCATTTCCTCCGGCATTTCGGGTTCCATTTCTTCAGCTTCAAGCAGAGCCAGACGCTCAAGAATCGGAGCCAGTGCGTCAGCGATTTTAATATCAACCATATCGCTGAGCATCTGCATGTCTTCCGGCAGGATCTCTTTAGCCACTTCTGCGGCCACGTTGGTTTCGGACATATCTTCACCTTTCTGATTGGCCGCAGGGGCCAGAAATTGTTTAATCATGGTTAAAACGTCAGAAGCCAGTGCTTTACGAAATGACTGAAAGAAACTTTCTTCTTCAGGCAATTCAACACCGGCGGCTTTCAGTTCTTGCTTTTGACTTTCTGTCAGGGATTTTCTGAGCAGAAATTTACGACCGTTGGCGGGCCAGTCTACCAGTGAAACTTCGTCTACTTTGTAGTCTGCCAGCTCTCCGGGGATTGGTTCAATAGCCATCGTGTGACTCCTCCATCGTGCTTCTCCAGACCGTACCCATTCCACCGGGGGACAGCCCATTGATCTCGTAGTTCTTCAGCATTTGCATGCCGCGCTCGGACACGGCCTGATACGCTTGCAGCCATGTCCCGGGTTTGACTTCGTACCCACCGATTGTGGGACAGCCGTATTCTATCCAGTTCCAGACGCAAACGAAGTCAGGGTGCTGAACGCCCTGCTGTTCCGCCCATTCGGTGTGTTGAATCCCGACGCGCTGAAAATAGGTTGACCAGTGCAGGCAGGCTTTCATGATTTCTTCTTTGCTCATCCACTGATCGTGTAAATCTCGGTGCTCTGGATTACCTGGTTCAAGTACAATGCCGATCACGAAGCCCTGAAAATCAGCGGCGGCCTTATCGATCTGAATCGGTTGAAACGCAGCCTTTTCAATACCTTTTACTTCAGGCATTTTGATTTCAGCCAGATTGCGTTGAACAAATCCGGCCATGTAAGCTTTCAGGTCTGTGATCTCTGGCAGGCTGGGCAGTTCACCATTGCGCAGGCTTTCAACAGTATGCGCGTCTATTTCTGACAGTAAACTTTTTACGGTCATGCTTTCGATTTTTTCGTTTATCAAGTTTTTCATATACGCCTCACCACGGGAGCCGATGACTCCCCATTTTATCTGAGCGACCACGCCAGCAAGGCGAAAGTCCTCAAAGTGCCGTGCCGCCCACGCTTCACGCTCACGGATCCATGCCAGTACTGATTCTGTTTCTGAGCCTTCGCGCGCACGGCCCCACAGTAAAAACGCTGTGTTGCCACGAATATTGCCGCCTGCGCGCCATATCTCAGGATGCTCTGATTTTAGCCTCTCAGCCCAAGACCTGTCAAATTGTGGATATTGACTATTACGCAATGAAATTTTCAAATCATCGCCTTTTGTTGGAAAATCTGTTGACATAATAATCGTTTACAGATCAATTATTCCCACAAAATCAACAGACTTGCCGATTTTCTGAGAAATTTGATCTTTTAATGATTGTGTAATAGCACTGTCAGCGGGGAACGGTTCAACGCCCAGCCCGGTCAGAGCGGGGGGAAGGTTGGCAGCGTCGTTTTCAAAGGCCTCGTATTCACCCGGAAGCACGGAATCAAGGATAGACCGGCGCTCATTCAGGCTCAGGTCGTCTTTTGCCACGTTTAGCAGTTGTACAGCCGCGTCTGTGCGGTCGACACTGAAGTTATTGAATGCAAACTTCCAGTATTTCACCCCACGGTCATCAACCGGGCGACGGCTGAACAGGCAGATCTCAGGAAACAGAGTGTTATTAATCACGTCCTCAACAGCCTGACGCTCAGGCTGTAATACGGTCTGTTCTGCGATGCTGATCGCCTCTTGCGCGGTGGCACGGTTCAGGGTGGAATCTACTTTTCCGATCAGGATCTGAGGCAGTCTGAACAGGCTGGTAATACTCTTGTCGAGCCATTCCAGGTATTTAATAAACATGCCTTCAGTTGTCATGATCTTGGACAGGTCTTCAATCTTAACCTTGGGGCTGACGACTTCTTTAGCTGTGCCTGAACCGGCGACCATGGCCTCAACCTGAATGATCACGGCCTTTGAGCGTGAACCCTGTCCTTTTAACTGTTTCAACTGATCGCGGATTTGTTGCGCCAGCTTGGGATTGTCTGCGCCTTCGATGATGATGGCCAGCGGTGGCGTACCGCCGTTGTCGAGCACATCCAGATTGCAGATGCGGATCGCACGGCTGGCCAGCACGTCAGGCAAACCCGGCAACCATTCTGGCATCGGGAATTCGTCACCAGTTGTCACAATGGGCATCCACAGAATTTCTGTGGCGGGCTTGAAGTCTGCGGGCAGCGTCGCGTCAGCAGGGAAGATCTCACCAGTCACACGGCTGACCTGTCTCAGATCGCCGAACTCTTTGAAGTATATTTTCTTGCGGGCAGAGGTTGCGCCCAGTCTGCGGGGAATGATCTCCTGAACGAAGCGGCGGAACCGGCGCGGCTCTGTCTGGATATAGGTTGTGTTGCCCACCCGGATATTGCGCTCGTACTCGATCACTTCCTCGTCATACACGCAGGGGCGCAGGGTCTTGGTGTCCTCGATTGGGTTCACGCCCACCACCTGACCAACGGCATTGCGCAGGATTTCCAGCGCTCCAAACCCATAACGACGGCGGGATTCGAATACCAGGCTCATCACGTCAGAAGCTGAGCGTGTGGGGCAGATGTAACGTAGGAATGCGTCAAGTTCGTCTTTCTCTTGCTTGATGGCCTCAATCATGGCCACGTCTTTAACAGGGTCAAGTTTTGAACTGTCCACCAGCGGCACAAGCTTGAACCCGTTGCCGGCGGTGGCGGCCACGTGGCCTTTGATGGTGCGGGAAAGTTCGGGACACTCATCGATCACAAGTTCAAGCGCTGTCAGGGGATAGCGGGGCTTGATGGCCAGCGGCATTTCACTGGTGCTGTAATACTCCTGAGATGCCGGGGCTTGTGTGTCTGCGGCCTTTTTGCTGCGCCCGCGCTTGGGCGCTTCATGCATATCTTCTTCTGTCAGATGGTTTGACAACAAGTGAAAGTTTCGACGCTCCAGTGATGACGATAGCTCAAAATCCAGCGCGTTTGCACGGGCTGAAGTGATATAAGTTGGTGTATTGTCAGTCATTCAGAAACCTTTTGTTAAAAGCCTTTTTATAGTCAAAGACTTCCGATAATCCCTTAAAAGCCACAGATAGAGACATGATGCAGTCATCATGACACCCTGCCGGGGCGCCCATCTTGTTGCCGCCGAGGTTTTGAAATTCATCAAACTCGTCGATAATCGTTTGAGAGCCTATCCTTAATCCTACCACAGAATCTTGTTTATTCAACGGATCGGTGTAAAATTCAACCGCTTCAACAATCGCGCCACGCATTAGATAAATGGTTGTCGATTTTTCACTAAGTGTCGGCATCCCGTCGTAGGTGTTATGGCCAGCGTGAACAAACTCATCCCAATCGGTGCAGAGCGGCACGGTCTCGCCCTCTGGATTGGTCACAAGCGTCATATCTGATCTGGCCTTGGCAATAGTGGCACGGCCTATTCCGTTGGTCTCAATGAACACCGCGCCCGGGTATCGCTTCCACGCGTCGTAAGCGTGCAGGTGTAGATCAGTGCTGCTCACATAGTTCGAGCGCCATTGATAAATCTGCTCACGGGTCTCAGCATCAATCACGGTGATCACGCTGTAGTCCCCGCCAGCTCCATCAGCCACGTCCACGCCGATGCTGTGAATATGCCCCGGGATGGCCTCGCGCTCCTGACAGGTCAGCACCTTCAGGTCATGGTCTGGGTCAACGAAGATCGCAGACCCGGCGGATTCAAAACAGTCCTCGTCATTCTCAGGATATTCCTGTCTGAACGCCTGCGGGCCTTTGGTGGCCAGTGTTGGCGATGCTTTGGTGCGCCTACGCCAGCGGATTTGCTCCATGCTTAACTCCAACGCCCATTCTTTGCGCACGAACTCAATCAACTTCTGTTCTTCAGCGCTCAGTGATTCCTCTATCTTGATGCGCTGCGCTTCTGAGTCCAGCGG